GAACGGCTTGGATTTTTCCGAAAACGCCATTCTGTTTGGCGTTCTGGAGTTATTCCGCCCCATTCTTTGGCCAACTCCGGAGAAATGCGGCTCAGGAATGGTAATTCCGCGCCATTCCGAATGCAATTCTTTGCCATTTAGGGGGCCCTTTATGCATATCAAGGTGACCCTCCCCGGCCAGCTCAACGCCGTAGTGTCCCTCACCCAAGGCCCACCAGGGCCTCCCGGACCGCCGGGACCACCCGGGCCGTCGGGGATGTCGACCACCGTATTCGAGTACGTGTTCAACGGGACGCTCACGGCACCCCCCAGCTCGGGTCAACTACGCATGGACACCACCGATCCGACCACCGTGACCCGGCTGTGGATACACAACCAGACCGCGACAGGCGTCGACTCCAGCCGGTACCAGCTACTGGCGAAGGCCGGTGACGTTATCGACGTGCAGGACAAGGATGACGCCACCCGGTACGCCAACTTCGACCTCAGTGCCCCACCGGTGGCCCAGACCGGCTATGTGGAGTACACCGTGACCTTCCGCGGCGGGGCGGGGGCGCTGCCGGCGGGTCAGCGGGTCGCGGTCGGGCTCGTGTACCAGTGACCCGCCACAAGAAAGGTGGGCCGGTGCGCGCCGATGATATGTATCCCCTGCTGACCCGGGCTTTGTATGGCGACAACGGGCACCGCTACCTGTCGACCGGCTGCCTGCACCTCAAGCACACCCAGTGCCGGCTGACGTGCAAGTTCTGCCCGGCCAGGTGCGTCTGTGACTGTCACCGGAAAGTGGAGCAGGTCAAGTGAGGGGCGAGTACATGGGCACCTACCCTGAAGAGGACATGCTGGAAGAGGCTGTCAACAAGGCGATGGGGGACTGCGATGGTGTGGTCATCGGATGGGCTGTCGTCATCGCCTACCGCAACCCCGAGCACCTGGACAACGACGACACCGCCCACGCCCACTTCACCCCCAGCGGACAGCCCCGATACGCCACCGTCGGACTCCTGCAGACCGCCTGCGACTGGATCAGAGGTATCGCCCCCGATGACTGTGAAGCCGCCGAGTGACTGCCACATGCACGGCAAGGTCTACAACGACCCGGGCTGGGACTGCACCGGCCGCGATCTGCTGGTGGTGTTCACCTACCACGACATGCCGGTGGTGATCCCCACCTGCCTGCTGCGGGTCGTGCAGCACACCAGCTTCGGGATGGTCCCGGATGATGCGCAGGTGCTGCTCAGCCGGGCTGACCACTGGCATCTGGTTATCGACCCGTTGGCGGAAGCCCTCAAGGCACCAGCGCGCGGCGACATCGGCGAAGAGTTGGTGCCGCTGGCCGACGCCGCAGAAGCAGAGCAGTGGTACTGGGGCCGGCGGGTCGTCGATGTCGAGTTGCCGTGACAGCGGCGCAGGGCTGGGCGCGGCTCAACTGGGCGCTGGCGGGTTTGTGGACGCTGCTGATCGCCCCGACGCTGCTGTGGTGGCGCGACTCGGTGCTGTGGGTAGCTTTGATGAGTCTGTGGGCGAACATCGCCAGTCACGCGGCGGCGGCGCTGGCGGCGCGTGCTGAGCAGGTCGCCGAGAAGGAGTAGTCACTAGGAGATGGTGACGATGGCCAAGCTGAGCGGCAAGAAGCGCAGCAAGCTGAAGAAGTCGACGTTCGGCCTGCCGGGTAAGAGGGCCTACCCGATGCCCGACAAGGCTCATGCGGCCAACGCCAAAGCCAGGGCAACCCAGATGGTGAAAGCCGGCAAGCTGTCCCCGTCATCGGCAGCCAAGATCAAAGCCAAGGCCAACCGAGTGCTCGGCAAGGGTAGGAAGAAGACCTAGTCGTGCAGGCTGCAGGTACAGGTCCCGTTTCTTGACCCGGTGATTCGCCTGCGGGTTTCCTCGCCGGTGCCTTTGGCGATCAGGAACGGCACCGACAGCAGCAGTACCGCGGCGGCGATGTCGTGGCTCAGGAACTGCGCCTGCGACAACTTGATTCCCACGAACAGCGCGAACGCCGCTACACACAACCTCTCCATGCGCCCGATTGTGACCCGACCGCCCGCCCAGACAGCGCAAGGTATGGGGCCACGAACAGGTGACAGTAACCAGAGCCGGATGGTCGGTGCCTAAAACCAGGGACGGTTGGTACCGGCCATCCTTTGCTACCCGAGACAGGAGTGAACCGTTGAAGATCGCAAGAATCGGCGCCATCATTGTTGGCGCCGTCGCCGTTTTGAGCCTCACCGCCGGCACCGCACACGCTATGCCCGCACCCGACTACGGCTACGGCGGCGACGACGTTTCTGCCCAGCCTGTCAGCTTCGGTGACAGTGAGCGGGGCCTGGACACCTGGGGTGGTGACCGTGACCGGGACCGTCCGACAGCAACCCCACTGGCGACCCTGGAGCAGACCTGCGTGCGGCGCGGGCTGTGTGTACTGCGGGTCCTGTTTACCCAGCGGGACCGCACCTGGTCGTGCCGTCCGGTGGTGCGCCCCACCACCCGGGGACGTGACGATGAGGATGTCACCAGCACCGACTGGGGTCTGGACGGGCGTTCGGCGTTGCTGGACCGCGGCGACACCTCATGGTCCGGTGACCGTTTCGGCTCCGATGATGAAGTAGCCCGACCGCGTACATCTCGCGTCCGGCTGCTGTGTGTGCTGCTGCGTAACCGGTAACGGCTAGCGGGGCGGCTCGTTAAGTCGAGCGTCCGATGCCCTCAGACCATCGGACGCGCACCCCGGGGCTGTCGGTTGAGCTGTGCTCCCGGCAGCCCCGGGGGTGACTACGGGGGTGGTTGATGAACGTCGAAGACTTCCTGGCCCAGCCCAGTCTGGCCGCCACCGCTGACCAGTTCCATGCCGGTGTGTGTGAGCTGATCGAAGACCTCGTCGACGACGCCACCATCGCGCTGGCGCTGCAAGGTGACGACGACGCGATGCGGCTGTGTTGGCGCTTCTTCAGCACGGCACTGGTCGCCCGGGTCTCGCAGGAGGCACCCGACATCGAAGGCCTGCACGCCCACATCAACATCATCGCCGCCGAAGCGATCCTGCGGCTGGCCCGCTGCCGGGCAAAGATGGACACGTAGGAGGACACCATGGCCGTCAACAAGCGCGGACCCCGACCCAAGCCCACCGCCCTCAAGCTGCTGCATGGTGACCGGCCTGACCGGATCAACCTGCAGGAACCGGTGGCCGAGACAGGGATGCCCGAGTGTCCCGACAGCGCCAACGATGAGGTACGGGCGATCTGGGACTACACCGTGACCCGCCTGCACGCCATGGGCTGTGCGGCGCTGCCCGACCGCGACATGCTCTACGCCTACTGCGAGGCGGTCGCTTTGCATCGGGTCGTGTCGCGGGCCATCAGCGACACCATCGAACTTCTCTCCAGCCCTACCTCGCGTGTGGTCAACCCGGCCACACCGACGATGAAAGAGCTGGTGCGGATGCAGAAGATCGCCACCGACACGATGCGGATGATGGGCGCCAACTTCGGCCTGAGCCCCGCCTCACGGGCCGGCATCAAGGTCGGCGATAAGCCCGGCGATGCCGACGCCGCCGAGCGCTTCCTCACGGCGTAGCCGCTCCATCCACAACGACCACTGGGGCGTGATCAGGGTGCGGCCCTTGCCGTTCCAGTTGATCAGGCCCGCTTCGCGCAGGTTGATCGCCAACTCGTACATGCTTTCGGCGATGCTGCCCACACCGGTGTCGCCCATGGTGGTGCGGCAGTTGATGGAGACTCCACGGTCGGGGTGGTGGGGGCGTCCCGGCAGGAACGCCTCCACCTTCAACGCGACCTGAATCGATTCCCGCATAGCCTCACATCCCGGGGGTTGTCATGAGTTTCACGCTTGCGCTGATACAGACCATCGCTATCGTGCTCATCGCGTTGGCGGTGCTGTCGATGGCGGGCCGGCGCTGATCACCCCCGGCCCCACGTCTGCAGGTAGTCGGTGTGCGGCCGGAACGTCGCCGTGGTGGTCACCGGCTCGTTGCGGATGTGGTGCCGACCGACGTTCATGTTGAACGGTCGGTGCGCCGGGTACGGGCGAGGCTTGTTCAACTCTTCGGCGATGATCTGAACCCCGGCGATGATCCGCTCCGCCGACTCCAACGCCGCGGTCAGCCCCGCCACCAACGCCTCGACCGCCTCTGGTCCATGAGCTGGTGGCGGGGTTGGTACTGCAATGCTTGCTGGCGGCGGTGCCACCAGCGCTGCACCCGTAGCAAAAAAACTCTTCTCACCACGCGCAACCGGCTCCTGTTTCTTCGGTGCCACCTTCGCCAACTTGCGGACCCAGGCCAGCCGGCGCCGCGATGTGTCATAGACCGCACCCTGATCGGCGCCGCACGCGGGGCAGCCCGGCAGAACTTTCGCCGTCGCCCGGACCCGCCTACGAGATGCCCCCATAGCTCCGCCCAGCTCTCGTCAATCTTCGCGGGGTGTGCCGGGAACCTTACGGCAAGGGGGGTGCGAGATGCCGTCTTTGCCGCCTTGTGGACGCACACACGATGGGGTGACCTGTCGTGAGGTCGGTTCACATCGGTGCCAGCCGCGGGTAGACCACGTCATCGGCTTCTTCTCGAATTTGCTGGTTCACACCAAGGGCCGGTTCGCGCGTCGGGCGTTCATACCGGCGCAGTGGCAGATCGACGAAATCCTGGCCCCGGTGTTCGGTGAGGTGCGGTGGTCTGACGAGGGCGAATGCTATGTGCGCAAGCACCGCATCGTCTACATCGAGCTAGGGAGAAAATGCGGGAAGTCTGAAATTCTCGCTGGCATCCTCCTGTACCTGGTCTGCGCCGACGGGGAAGAGTCCGCTGAAATCTACGGCGGCGCCACAGACCGCGACCAGGCAGCCAAAGTCTTCGATGTAGCCAAACAGATGGTGTTGCTGTCGAAGACGCTGTCGAAGCATCTGAAGGCCTACAAGATGCCCCGGCGCATCCTGCACGAACGCTCCAACTCTCACTATGAGGTGATCGCGGCAGACCCGGAAGGCAACCTGGGCGGGAATCCGCATGGCATCGGCCTCGATGAGGTCGCCGTGTCCGCCAACGCGGAACTGTGGGATGCCCTGCGCACCGGTATGGGTTCGCGTCTGCAGCCTCTCATGGTCGCTATCACCACCCCCAGCGTCGACAACACCGGATTCGGCAAACAGCTCCACGACGAAATGGTGCAGATATCCGAAGACCCGAAGCGGGCGCCGCACATCTTCACCTGCATCCGCAACACCCCCATGGACGCCGACCCCTGGGATGAAGCCAACTGGTACCACGCCAACCCGGCACTCGGGGACTTCCTGTCCATCGACGCGCTGCGCGAAGAGGCGCTGGAAGCAAAAAACGATCCGACGAAAGAGAACAGCTTCCGCACCTACCGGCTGGCGCAGTGGGTTTCGGCGAGCACCAAGTGGATGCCCTCGCACGTCTGGCTGGCGAACACCGGCGACCTGTGGCCCAACCCGAACTGGGGCCGCAAGCAACTGGCCAAGCGGCTGTGCCATGCGGGACTGGACCTGGCCTCACAGTTCGACCTGACCGCATGGTGCCTGCTGTTCCCCACTGTCGACGGTAGCGCCATGGATGTGCTGTGGCGTTTCTGGCTACCCGAGTCGGGGCTGGAGTACCTGGACAAGCACCACCAGGGCAAGTGGTCCCGGTGGGCGAAAAAGGGCTGGGTAACGGTCACTCCCGGGAACGTGACGGACTACCAGCAGGTGGTCAAGGACATCGCCAAAGACGCCCGCGACTTCAACATCGCCAGCATCGACGCCGACGAGTGGAGCTTCTGGCCGATCATCCAGCAGATCGCGCAAGCCTGCCAGCTCGACATCGACAAAGACGAAGTCATCGCCTATCGCTCCACATACGACCGGATGACGCCGGGCATGAACGATGTCATGGGCTACTGCAAAGACGAACTGCTGGCACACCACGGCAACGAGATCGCCAACCTGTGCTTCGAGTCGGTGACCGTCAAACGCGCACCGTATGACCCGAACCTGGTGCGCCCCGACAAGCCCAACCGGGAACGCGACAAGCACCGCATCGACGCCGTGCCAGCACTGGCGATGGCCGCCAACGGGTACCGCGCGGCACTGGCGCGTCAGCCGAAGGTCAGCCCATACGAAACCGGCCGCATGATGATCGTCTAGATAGGGGAACGGCTATGCCCTGGAAGCTCACCGCGTCAGGGCACAGCCCCGACCCCACCTGCGAAGCCTGGGTGCTGGACCGGGTCACCGACATCCTCGCCGGTGCCGAAGCCGGACTGTGGCACCTGCGCTTTGATTCCGAACACCACGGCGAAGTCACCATCGACCAGGAAGCCGCCGCGACACTGCGCGGCGAAGACTTCCTACCCGAGCCGGGTGTCGACACCGGTGAGCCGGCGTGAGGTGGCGCCGGCTGCCGATGCGCCAGCGGGTGCTGGTGTCGCTGCTCAACGACCGGGCGATAGCCGGGGTGCTGCTACGCACAGCCGGTGAATGGCTGGTGCTCGCCGATGCGCAACTGCACGAAGCCAGCGTCAACCCGGCACCGATGGACGGCGAAATCTACATCGACCGTGACCGGATCGCTTTCATCCAGGTAGCCGCACCGAAAGTGGGGTGACCCGTGTCGTTCCACATCTCCGCCGGGCAGGTCCGGTCCGCGCAGCGCAGTACCGGTATCACCCCCTGGGCGTGGGGCAACAACCGCGCCCTACCGCCACGCGCCTCCGCCCGCTCGCTGCCCGGGGCCACCATCCAGATGACCCAACAGGTGTCCTACACCTACGAGCAGATCTACCAGACCCAGCCGGCACTGCGCACCGTCGTGGACTTCCTCGCCCGCAATGTGGCGCAGCTCGGCCTGGACGTGTACCAGAAAAACGGCGAGGACCGCACCAAGCTGCTGGACCATCCCCTGTCGGTGCTCATGGAACACCCCATGCCGGTGGTCGGCAGCAAGTGGACCAAATACAAGCTGGTGAGCTGGACGATGCATGAACTGTGCATCTTCGGTGATGCCTTCTGGTTGAAGATGAAGTTCAAGGGCGGGCAGTTCGGTGTGCTGCCGGTACCGCGGCGGTTCATGGACATCATCGGTGAAGATTTCGTCAACCCGCCCGACTACCGCTTCTCCGGCAACAGCGGCGCCCGCGTCTTCCCCGCCGAAGATGTCGTGCACTTCCACCTGTACGACCCGGACGACCCGCGGACTGGGTACAGCCCCATCGAGACGCTGCGCCAGATACTCGCCGATGACTACGCCGCCAGTAGCTTCCGGGAACAGTTGTGGACCAACGGGGCCAGGGTTGCCGGCTACATCGCCCGACCGCTGGACGCACCGGCATGGTCCGACAAAGCCAAAGACCGCTTCACGCAGGACTGGCGCAACCAGTACAGCGGAGACGGCCCGCAAGTCGGCGGCACCCCCGTCCTGGAAGAAGGCATGCAGTTCGTCAACGCTGGGGTCACACCCAAAGACGCGCAGTATGTCGAATCGCGGACCCGCACGCTCGATGAAGTGGCGATGCTCTACCACGTTCACCCGATGATGCTCGGATCGCCGACAGCAGGCGGAACCCAGTCGTCGGTGCCGGCGGTCCACAAAATCCTGTACCAGGACTCGTTGGGTCCGTGGCTGACGCAGCTTTCGCAGGACATCGAGACACAACTGCTGATCGACCTCGACCCGGGTGCTCTGGATGGCAGCACCTATGTCGAGTTCAACCTGGCGGAGAAGCTACGCGGCGACTTCGAGGAACAGGCCGCAGCACTGTCCGCTCTCGTCGGTGCGCCTGTCATGTCGCGTTCCGAAGCCCGCGCCCGGCTGAACCTTCCGCTGCTGCCCGGCACCGAAGACCTGATCGTGCCCATGAACGTCACCCAGGGCGGCCTGGCAAGCCCGAAAGACACCGCACCGAACAACCCCAGCAACGCCGAATCGAACGGGCAGCTCCCGCTCAAGGCCCGCACCATCCACGGCGAACTACCCATCAACCTCGCCGCGCCGACCATTGAGGAGATGCTGGTATGAGATACAAGTCCGCGCCGGCAGCACTCACCAAGGCCGTCGGCGAAGGTGGCGGACCCGACGACGAAGGCGAGTTCGAGGCCATCGTCAGCGTCTTCAACACCACCGACTATGACAACGATGTGGTCCGCCCCGGTGCCTTCCACAAGTCCATCGGCGTGTGGCGTGACAGCCAGGACACCATGCCCGTCCTGTGGCACCACCGCCTCGACGACCCGCGCTTCAACATCGGCTCGGTCCTGGACATGGCCGAAGTCACCGGCGACGACGCACGGGTACCGCAATGGGCCAGCGCCGACCTGAAGGCGCACGGTGGGCTGTGGGTGAAAGCCAAGATAGATGTAGGTGACGACGCCCCCGAGATCGCCAGGCAGGCGCTGCGGGTGCTGCGCAAGCGCCGCACCACCCAGTTCTCCTACGGCTACGACGTCATGCCCGGCGGCGCGAAAGCCGGCGGCGGCGGCGCACCCAACGAATTATCTGATCTCTGGGTGTACGAAATCTCGCCGACACAGATCCCATCAAACACCCACACCACACTCCTGGGCGCCAAGTCCGACGAACCTCCACCCGAGACGGGCCAGGCCGGTGCTGAACCGATGCGCTGGCCTGGCGTGGCCAAAGCCCGCGCCGAGTGCGACCTGCTGGTCGCCGATTTGGAATACGACGAGATCACCTACGGGTCTCTCTTGAGCAGATTGGAAACCGCATGAGCCACGCACTCAAGGCTGCGGTAGATGAGGCCGTCAATTCTGCGCGGGCCATCGCCGAACGGGCAGAGTCGGAGAACCGACCCTTCACCGAAGCCGAACAAGCAGAGTTCACAGCACACTTCGAGAAGGCCCGCGACGTGAAGAACACCCTGACAGGGTTCATGGAGCGCAAGGGCCAGCTCGCCGACCTCGCCAGCAACCTCGGCTACCCAGATGAGCCTGTTGTCATCGACGAGCGGCAGGTCACCAAGTCCAGCAAGGACAACCGGCGCTACGGCCTCGGTGAAGAGTTTGTCAGCTCCGACGAGTACCGGGAGCTGCTCAAGTACAACGGTGGGCACTTCAGCGAGAAGACCAACGTCCAGTCGCGGGCCTATCGGGTCAAGGCCGGGCTGATCACCGGCGTCTCTGACACCTCCGCCGGTGGGCTGGTGCAGGCCGACTACCGCGGGATGCTGTCGCCGACGTACGCGCGACCGTTGTCTATACGTCAACTGGTGACCAACGGAAACACCAGTTCGGACACCATCGAGTATGTGCAGCTCAACACGGTCACCAACAACGCGGCGCCGGTAGCTGAAGCCACCACCGATGAGCCGATCTCCGCCACCGCGCCGATTGTCACCCCCGTCCAGGGCGGTTTGAAGCCGCAGTCCACCATGGACTTCATCCGCCATACGACGAACGTAAAAACCATCGCCCACTGGCTCGCTATCACCAAGCGCGCCCTGGCGGATGCGTCACAGATGCAGACCCTGATCGACACCTTCCTGCGTTCCGGGCTGGAAGAGGAACTGGAAGACCAGATGATCAGCGGCGACGGGACCGGTGAAAACTTCCTCGGCCTCAAGAACGTCTCCGGTGTCCAGCTCGAATCCGGCGCATCCGCCGACGTCACCTCACTGGAGGCGTTCCGTCGGGCGCGCACGAAGGTCCAGATCGGTGGCCGTGCGCAGCCGTCGGCTTACGTGCTCTCACCCGTTGACTGGCAGAAGGTTGAACTTCTGCGGGACTCCACGGGCAACTTCTACGGCAACGGTCCCTTCGCGCTCGGACCCAACATGCTGTGGGGTCTGCCGGTAGTCACATCGGAGGCCCTGCCTGTCGGTACCGCCTACTGCGCGGACTGGCGCCAGGCCGTCCTGTACGACCGGGAGCAGGCAACCATCCAGGCATCTTCAGACGTGAGGGATTTCTTCATTAGGAACCTGGTCGCCATCCTCGCCGAGCTCCGCGCAGCATTCGCCGTCCTGCGCCCGCCCGCTTTCGTTCGCATCACGCTCACCTGAGTCTCGTGGTGGGTGCGAGGCGGAACCGAACCCCGCGGCTGACCCCACGCGCCCACCACGACCAAACCAAAGAAAGGGCAGCAGCATGTCAGAGCAGCCGCAGGAACTTCAGGAATACGACGTGATCCTCAACGGCGTACCCACCACCGTCCAGCTCACGCCGGAGGACTATGAAAGCCAAGGATGGGTGCCCGCGAAAGGTGGCGGAGCAGCGCGCCAACCCACCAAGGACGAAAAGGCCAAGCGGATGGCCGAGCAGGAACAGTCGAAGCTGATGCAGTCGCAGAAGAGTCGCACGCCGCCGAACAAGGCACGCGAATACGAGGGGGGTAACAAGTGAACCAGCACAAGGGCAAGGAAGACCGCCCCTGGGAGGACGACGACCAGGGACACCGGCGTCCCAAGCCAGGCGAGCCCACACCACAGCCAGAGCCAACGCCACCACCACCGCCGGCAGAGCCGCAGCCGGTCGACGAGGAAGAGGCGCAGTAGACAGCCCGCCGCAACCACAACTGAATACAACCCCCATCGTGGGGCCGTGCCGGACTTCGCACCGGCGCGGCCCCACACCCGTACGCCCGGGAGGTGCAGGCAGTGATAAACGAGCTAGACCTGGGGAACTACCTGCACCTGGGTGACCTGTCCGGCGACGAAGCCGCATCACTGGCGTGCGAAGTTGCCAACCTCGTCGTGCGCGAATACTGCGGCTGGGTGCTGTTCCCGTCCACCGTCGAAACCGTCTTCCTCGACGGCGACGGCACCGACATCCTCAAGCTGCCAACCATGGCCCTGTCGATGGTCAACACCGTCGTGCTCGATGGCGTGCTGATAGACCCGGCCGACTACGAGTGGTCCGACATCGGCTACCTGTACTACCCGGTGTGGACCCTCGGTGTCGCCAACGTCCTGGTCAACTTCGAGCACGGATACACCACCCGCCCTGGTGGGCCGACCCTGGTGGCGCTCACCATCGCCGCCCGCGAATACGGCAACCCAGAACGGCTATCCCAAGCCTCCGCCGGCACCGTCACCCGGCGCTGGCTCACCAACGAGCTGGAAACCCGCCTGCTCGATCCATTCCGGCTTCCCTGAAGGAGCAGGTCATGACGCAGTACCGCGCGACCAAGCCGCTGTTCGTGGGCCGCGCCCGTGCGCACAACATCGGTGACCTTGTCGATAGCGAACGGGTTCAGCGTTACGGCTGGCAAAAGCGTGTCGAGAAGGTCGGCAGCGATGAGGCGCCCACGCCGACGCCGCGCCGCAAGCCGGGCCGCAAGAAGGCTGAACCGAAGCTCGCCACACCCACCCGCAAAGCCTCCCGCGGCACCGGACGCGCCACGTAGCAGCCAGGGGGTGAGGTCATGCCGTACGCCCGCCCACCACAGTCACTCGGCATACCGTCCTACACCCACCAAGTTGAGGTGCACCGGTTCGCCATCAACACCGACCCCGACGAACCGTGGGACCCGCCGTCGGGCTCGCTGCCGTGGGAGCCGAAGTTCCAGCTGGTGTGGGCGGTCATAGAACCCCTGCCCGCCAGCATCGAAATGGGCCAGTCAAACACTCAGGGCATCACGAAGTACCGCCTGGTCTGCGACCCCTGCGACATCGACCACCGGTATTTCGTCATCGACCCACTCGACGGCTGGACCTATCAGGTGGAGTGGATCGCCAAAGTCGGTGATCCCCAGCGCGGCATCGGTGCCTTCCCCGCCGGCTACGGCCACCTGGAAGGCGAACTGCAACGCGTCGAAGGGCTGGTGTGACATGGTGCGCAAGAACACCAACTTCGTCCGAAACCTGATCCTGCCGATCGCTCACCGGGAGTGCCTGCTGATCGCGCAGGAGATCGTTCGAGGCATCCGCATCCACGCGCCGGTTCGCACCGGAGACCTGCGCGACTCGTATGAGGCCAAGCCGACACCCGAAGGTGCGGTCATCACCAGCAGCGCCATGTACTGGAAGTACGTCGAGTTCGGCACCAGGCGCAGCAAGAAGCAGCCGCATGTGCGTCCGTCGATCGAGGCGGTGCGGGCGGTGCACATATGATCGCCAAAACCTATGTCGACATAGAGCTGATGTGCCGCGACTGGCTTAGGGCCGGTCCCGTCGGCGCGCTCACCACCAACATCTTCCAGTCGATGCCCGCGTCCTCGCCGGTGCCCTCTGTCATCGGCCAACGCGTCGGCGGCGCGCCCATGCGCAACGAAGACCTACCAGCGGACCGGTCCCGCATGTCCTGGGACTGCTGGCACACCAACCGCCCCGACTGCTACGCGCTGTCGGCTGCCGTGATCACCGAAATCGAAAACCTGTCCCAAACGGGCGGCTACAAAACGTTCACCGGGCTGCTGCTGGTCGGCGAAGTAATCGGCTGGCACTGGCTACCAGACCCAGCTTCCGACACACCCCGATACATCGTCGATGCGCTCATGGTGGCCGTCGCCGTCTAGAGAGGTCACACCAACATGGCTACTGATTTCTACGCCCCGGCGGTCAGGTTCGGGATGCCGGGCAAGCTGTTCGCTGCACCCCTGGGAACCACCGAGCCCGCCGACGAAACCGCCGCCTGGGGGCTCGGCTGGATTCCGCTCGGATACACATCGGAAGGCTCCACGATCAACTATGAGATAACCCTGGAAAACGTTGAAGTCGCGGAAGAGTTGGATGTGTTCGCGCGGGTCACCACCGGCCGCAACGCCACCATCGAAGTCGCGCTGGCTGAAGTGACACTCAAGAACCTGCGCACGGTATTCAACGGCGGCATCATCGCGGGCGACGGCGCTGCCTGGTCCCTGGAACCCCCGGACCTCGGCAAGGAACAGCGCATCATGCTCGGCTGGGACGCGATGCCGGATGTGACCGACAACGACCTGCGCTTTGTTTTCCGGCAGTGCCTGCAGGGCGGAAGCATCGGCATGGCCAACCGCAAGGGCGTGGAGAAGCAAACGCTGACCGCCAACTTCCAGCTGGAGAAGCCGTCCGATCCGACCAACATCGGCGCCAAGCTGTTCAAGATCATGGGTGCGGCTGAGCTGAACCCAACCTGAGAGGAAAACGGGGTACATGAAGAATTTCGACGAACTTCTGCGCGGGCGCAAGCGGGAACCGTTCCAGCTCGGCGGGCAAGAGTTCACCATCCGCGCCAGAATCCACGCACGCAGCTTCGCCAAGATGCTCGCCAGCGTGCAAGACCTCGAAACCGCCGAACAGACCATCGATGCCACCGCCCGGTTCATGGAGTATGTCGTCGTCCCCGAAGACCGGGAACGGTTCATGTGCCTGTTCGGGTCGCCGCAGGACGGTGAAGACGACAACCCTGATGTAGACGAGGACAACGTCATCACCATCGATCAGGTCCACGCTCTCGTCGGCTGGGTCATTGAGCACTACACGGGAAAACTACTCACGCAAGAAGAGTCATCGAGTCCTGGTGCATCATCCACCCCGACGCAGCAAAACGTGCTTTCGTTCAATCCGGTGTCAAAGAACCAAGCAAGCTAGACATCGGACTGTTCTACAGCCTGCTGTATGAGGCGATGGTCGCCGAGACCCGCGCGGCGCGCATCGACTTGTACGCCCGCACCAAGTTCACCAAAGAAGGCGAAGCGATCGAAGAGTCGCGTACGCAGATCGAAGCCGCCTGCGAAGTCGAAGAGAACTGGCAGCTCGTCGTCGAACGCGCCGCCAGTCAGCTAGCGACAGCGTTCGAGGCCGGGGAAGTCGAGATGGGGTGAGGCGACGATGGCCGACGAAAACCGCATCGAAGAACTGGTCATCCGCGTCTCCCCATCCTTCTTCGGCTTCAACGAGAAGATGCACGCTGGGATCGAGAAGGCGCAGCCCAAGAAGATCGACGTTGAGGTCCACGCCGACTTCAAAGAGTTCCTCGCCGAGTATTCGCGCAAGATCCGTGAGATCACGCCGAAGCACATTAACGTTGAGATCCGCTTCAACATGACCGGCGACAAGGCGGCGCTCGCTTCGCTCGCCGCTGTCGTCAAGGCCAGCAAGGAAGCCGAAGCCGCACAACGCAACCACGGCAAGGCGGCGCAGGATCTCAACGACAAGATCAAGAACCTGCAGCGGGGCTTCGGGCTCGAACGCAGTGTGCTGAAAGAACTCAAGCAAGGCCTGATGGACAACGACGCCGTCTACCGTCGGGCGGCGCAGCGGCAGGCCACCCTACGCGCCGGCAGCATCGACGCGCTCAAGCACGAACTGACCATGACCCAGATCCTGGGCCGGGCCGCGTCGGCATTCAAGGCCAAGGCGATCTCAGACGAAGCCAAGGCCACCAGGGCAATGAAGCAGACCGCCAGGGAAGCTGAAAAGGCCAGCAGGGCCAGCGGCAAAGCGTTCGAGGATATGTCCGCCGTCGGTAGCGGGTTCGTTGACCTGGGCCGCCGTGGTGTCAAACCGTTCACCATCCTCGTCGGTGCACTGGTCGCCCTCACCCCGGCGCTGGTAGCTATCGCATCATCGGCGGCATACGCGGCCACCAGCTTTGTCGCGCTCGCACCCGCAGCACTGGGGGCCGCCACCGCCTTCGGTGCCGTGGGCATCGCCTTCAGTGGTGTCGCCAAGTCCCTCGGCCTGATCGATCAGATAACGAAAGGCTCCGCGGCGGCGATCAAAGAACTGCAGGATCGCCTGGCGAGGATGAGCCCCGCCGCCCGGACCCTGTTCGGGCAGTTGGTGTACCTGCGGCAAGGTTTCGAGGTGTTCCGCCGCTCCGTCGAACAGGCCACCCTGCCGGGGTTCACGTACCTGCTCAGCGCACTGGAAGACAAGGGCACGACCGGCACCTCGGTCATTGCCATGCTCAGCAAGTCCATCCTTGACATGGGTCGGACAATCAGTAAGACCGCAGCACAGGCGGGGGCGTTCTTCGACACGCCGCTGTTCAAGGGTGCGCTGAAGACGATCCTGGCCAACAACCAGAAAGCCTTCGAGTCGCTGAGCCGGGCCGCGCTCATAATGCTGGAGCCGCTGACCCGCATCTTCGCCGCCGCCTCACCCCTCGTCGCCCGCTTCGGTGCCTACATCGAATCGCTGGCCAACCGGTTCGCCACGTTCATCGACAAGTTCAGCGACCAGAAGCTCATCGCGTTCTTCAAGGGCGCCGGTGATGAGCTGGCCAAGTGGTGGAAGATCGCTACCACCCTCGGTGACGCACTGTTCAAGATCTTCTCAGCGGCGCTTCCGAGCGGGCAGACACTCACCGACCGGCTGCTGATGTTCACCGAGTCCATCCGGGACTGGGCGGCATCGGATGCCGGTCAGAAGAAACTGCAGCAGATCTTCGAGTTCTTCGCGCACCTCAACTACGCCCGGATCGCCAAAGGCATCGCCGAAATCGCCGCCGCCTTCACGGTGTTCAAGGTCGGCACGGGCCTGATCGCCACTGCCGGCGGTGCCGTGGAAGGGATCGGGAAGCTCGCCACAACCGGGGCGTTGGGTAAGACTGCCAAGGCTGCGGTCACCAAGCCGGCTGCTGAGGCGGCGACAGGGGTAGCAGGTGGCTTGGCCACCGAAGCGCTCGGCGCTTTCGTCGCGCCTAAAGCCGGCGGCGCTGTCGCCGGTGCGGTGGAGAAGAAGGCCGCCGCTGGTGGCATCGCCGGCATGGTGGGCAAGCTCGGTGGCGGGGAAGCTCTCGGCGCGATCGTCGGCATCGGCGCCAAGCTGACCGGGATCATCGGCCTGTTCGCCACCCTGTACGCCACAGTGAAGCCGTTCCGCGACCTGATCAATGAGGTCGGCCTCGCCTTCGTCGAAATCGGCAAGATCCTTTACGACGCCCTGAAGCCTGCGTTCGATGCGGTGATCGATGCGGTCGGTGCCGCGGTTGAGGCCGTGAAGCCGCTGGTGGAAGGTCTGCTGGTTGTTATCAAGGTCGTGGCTCTGCTCATTGCCGCCCACCTGAAGGCACTGACGCCGGTTTTCAAGGCGGTCTTCGGGGGCCTGGCAATCATGTTCCGGGCCGTCGCGGCGGGTTTCACCGAGATGGGCAAGTGGATCAGTCAAGGTCTCGTCAAGCTGATGCAAGCCCTCGGTGCCGTCCTGCACTGGATACCAGGCCTCGGTGGAGTCGCCGAAGGCTTCGACAAGTGGGAGAAGTCCTGGGAGGCCGGGCAGAAGTCGTTCCAGGACGGCGCTGACGCCTACATCCAAGGGCTGAAGACCAACACCACCGCGATGAAAGACGCGATCACCGGACTGCCCGCACCCGGCCCGCCCGAGCCGTACAGCCAAGGCAAGCCGCAGAAAGTTCCGATGGTGGCGACACCCAAGGGTCTGCTCGGCATCCCCGGGGTCGGGGCCACTATCCCCAAAGACGTGTCGGGCAACATCATCAAAGGGCTGGAGGGTGTGCCGGGCATACCGTCGCCAGCAGCCAAGAAGGCCATCGACGACCAGCGCAAGAAGCTCAAAGATCAAGTTGCCGAAGCCACCCTCGCCGTCGGTGCTGCATCGCGGGACCTGCAGTCGGCGAAGAACGCCGCCCAGGATGCTGCCGACTCGGTGCTGTCCGCCTACGACGCCATCGCGCAAGGGCAACGGGAACAGGTCAGCGCACAACGCGACCTCACCCAGGCCCGCATCGATGCGGCCAAGCACCTCCGGGAACTGCGCGTTGAAGTCCAGGGTCTGGCCGCCGATGAGCAGGACGCACGCCTGAAGCTGGCGTACGCCCAGGAAAAGCTCAAGTCCATCGAGTACACCAACGCCATAGACCCGCTGGTGCGCCGCTCTATCGCCAACGAGGTCACCCAGGCCCAGTCGGATCTGAACACCACACTGGCCAACGGGCAGGAGAAGCGCAAAGAACTCAACGATGCTGAGAAAGCTGGCGTGGAAGGCGCGCCGGATGTCATCAAAGCCAAAGAGCGCATCGTCCAGCTCGAAGCTGACCAGGCAGAAAAGGTCCGGGCGCTGCGTAAAGCTCAGCGTGACCAACGCACGGCGGTTGACGAACTGACCACCGCACAGGGCAACTACAACAAGGCGGTACAGACGGCGGCGCAGTTCCAGCGCGAGTACCAGAAGGCGCTGAAGGACACCAAGCCGAAGGTCAGCACCGTCGTTGAGGTCACGCCGATCATCGGCAAGCCCAAGGCGTCGACGGCACCCAAACCCAGCAAGCAGCAGCTCCTGCGGCTCGGGTTCGACCTGCCCAACAGCAACATCGCGCCGGCACCGGTCAACCTCAACCCGTTCACGCAAGGCCAAGCCGCTGGTGGGCCCATCCACGGCCCAGGAACTTCAACGTCGGACTCTGTCCTGCGACGGCTGTCCGACGGCGAATGGGTTCACAAGGCTGCGGCGGTCAACTACTACGGCCAGCGCAACATGGCCGCTATCAACCAGATGGCGATCCCGCGGGCGGTCCTGGAACAGTACGGGCACGACACACCACGACCGGTGAACAAGAAGCAGATGGCGTTCCAAGGCGGCGGGTACGTGTGGCCGCTACCCGGGCACCATGCGGTGTCGTCGGGGTATGGCGTGAACCGGGGCAGCTACTTCCACGGCGGGGTTGACCTGCCCGCACCACTGGGAACACCTATCGTCGCCGCAGCAGCAGGACGTGCGATCCAGGTCGGATGGTACGGCTCTCACGCCACACCACACAGCGGTGGCGGCAACACCGTCTCGCTGGCCCACGCCGGTAGCCTCGTCACCCGCTCCATGCACATGGTGCGCACCATCGCCCGACTCGGTGAGGTCGTCAAAGCCGGGCAGGTGATCGGGCTCGTCGACTCCACCGGCGACTCCACCGGCAACCACCTGCACTTCCAGACCGAAATCGGCGGCCGGAAAGTCAACCCGTTCTCTGTGCTCGGTGGTGCCCCCGACAAGGGTGGAATCCCCGGCCTGGCCGCGATCATGGCCGGCTTGGGACCAGCAGCGGCGCCACCACCGCTGGCCCTGTCGGCTGTCGGTGAAACCATCGTCGGCTCGATCATCGCCGGGCAGACGGCGCTGGCGAACTCCGTCAAGTACATCAACACCCTCGGTGCGAAGGTGCCGGTGCCGCCGGTAGCCAACGCCATGGAAATCCCGATGTCGTTCTACGACGGCGGGGGGGTGCTGCCGGCGCGCAGCGCCACGTTGGCCGTCAACCGCACCGCCCGGCCTGAACGCATCCGCAACGCCGCACAAGAAGCGGAACTGGAAGGCGGGCGCACCATCCGGCTGGACGCGCGTGACATCCGGCTGCTCGCCTCCATGCTGTCGATCGCCAACGCCAGCCGCCCCATCCAGATGGATGGGGTTGCTGTCGGCAAGCAGGTCTCCGACCAGATGTACCTGCCAAGGGGGCTGACATGATCGCAGCACCGGCAGAGTTGAAGCTGAGCGACGGGGTCGACACCATCTACCTCCGGCCAGCCAACCCGTCGCTGCAGTCGCCGGTGATCTGCAAACAGTGGGACCCGGGAGCCCCGTCGGTGCGGGAAGTGACCAGCCCTATGACCGGTGCCGACGGGTCAGTGGACGGAACCTACTACAGCGGACCGCGCACCGTCGTGTTGGACCTGCAAGTCTTCGGCAACCGCTTCGAGACGCCGTACCAGACGGCGGAACGACTCACCGCCATGACCCACCCCACCCGTCGCCCGTCGCTGTTCGTCACCCGCGGCGCGGGCGACGAGTGGGAGCTGGAACTACGCGGGGCGGACTTCAACCTCACCTACGGGCGCAAGGCCGCGGCGATGCTGGAACTGCAGCTCACGTTCACCGCACCGAAAGGCATGTTCGAGTCGAAATTGCCGCGCACGGCCAAGGGGTCGGCTACCGCCGCGCCCAGTGTCGGTCAGATCTGGCCGCCGACCGCCCCGCAGTTCACGTTCCCCGAAAACTGGGGCAGCTCCGGGGCCAGCGAAGGTCCGCTCATTGCGCAGGTCCGCTCATCGGTGCCGGTGGAGCCGATGCTGTATATGTACGGCCCGTGCACCGGGGCAGCCGCCAACCTCGACACCGGCGAAGTGTTTGCCATGAAGTCGACATACACCATCCCCGACGGGCGGCTGGTGTATGTCGACATGCGCAACGGCACTGTCGTCCTCGACGGCGGCCAGAACCTGATCAACCAGGTCGACTGGAACAGGTCGACATTCTGGCGGCTACCCGCCTACGGCGATGTCGGCGTCTACTTCACCGGCACCGGTGGACGCCTGGAACTGCAGTGGCGCGACCGACGACTCACGGCCTGAACGGAGCAGCCACATGGCATTCGTCAGCTTCCCCATCCCGGACAAGGTGTATCCGGAGTCGATACACCCCAGCGACAGTCCTGCGGTCATCGACTACGGCCCCGAGTACCTGCGCCGGTTGCTGGGTGCTGTCTTCCCGGTCGATGGTGTCGTTACCTGGAGCGACCTGAACATGGCCCAGACGGGCACCGGGGGCAAGAGCATCGACATCGGTGTCGGCGGCGCGATCGTCAAGAGCACATCCAAGCCCAGCGAGCGGTACTTCTTCTACAACACCGCCAGCGTCACCGTGGACATCAGCAGCTTCACCTGGCCGCCCGCCGCCACCCGCGTCCATAAGGTGTATCTGGCCTGCTACGACAAGGCCGCCGGTGTGGGCTCCTACTACGGGGCCAGGATCTTCGTCGCCGAAGACACCGGTGCGGGCGCGGGGGTGCCCAGCGACAACCCCATCGGCTATCTGTACCTGGGGACTATCACCGTCGCCTCGGGTCAGACCAGCATCACCAACGCGATGATCAAAAACCTGCCGTCGGTTGCCGGCAGAACTCAGACCTGGGTGACGTTGGCGAACAACCTAGCCTCGGGTTGGGCCACCGGGACGTTCACACCCCAGTACCAGAAGATCGGCAACACGGTGCGGCTGCGCGGGGGTGTGGTACGCAGCACCGACATCGCCGCCGGGCAGAACATTGTCGTCAGTCCGCTGCCGACACTGATCACCCCAGCAGCCAGCAGGATCAGCTACCACGCCATCGCCATGCAGTGGGGAAACAACAACGACCTGGCACTGGCGCGGCTGGCTGTCGACGGCAGCGACAACACCATCAAAGTGTGGGTATCCACGGCCGCAACCGGCACCGGGGTCCGCAACATCTTCCTCGACAGCGTCACCTATGACGTGTAGGAGGCGCAGATGGAGGACCCGCCGCTCCGCCCACCCACACACCTGCTGCACATCGGACCGTGGGCTTCGGGTATCAGTTGGCGGGCGGTGCCGAACAAGGGCCTCAAGTCCAGCATCAACTGGCCCGCCGAACCTGTCGCCGCGATCACCGACGCCAGCTCGATGTCGTTCACGTTGAACCGGGACGCACCCTCGGAAGCCACCATCGAGTTCAACTGCAACCGCGACTGCGCCATCATTCCCGAAGAGATGGTCACCGACCTGTGGTGGCGCCGACACGACCACGCCACCGGACAGACAGAAGCCATCGGGCGCTTCCAGGCCCGGGATGTGCAGGTGCGCCGGCAGGAGGAACGCATCCGGATCATGGCCCAGTGGCAGGACTACCGTGGGGTCATGGAAGACCGGATGATCTACGCCAGCAACCAGCACCCGCAGGGCAGTGGCACCGCATACGTTGCCAACGTCGCCAAAGTCACCGACATCCTGCGCGACATCTTCCCCACCGACACCAACATCGACCTCAAGGCGCTGGACACCGTCAACCTGGGCACCATCGGCTACGCGATGAACACCGAGATGGGCGAGGAAATCCCCACGGTCATCGAGCGCATCCGCTCCATCTCCAGCCTCTGGGACTGGGGTGTGGAGATGGAGAACGACAAGCCCGTCCTGAAGCTGTGGCCAGACCCCGGACGCGGCACCAACAGGGGCGCCACGCTCGTCGACACCGGCGTCGGATGGTCGCCGATGAAAGAGTGGGACCGGCGCACCAACGGCGAGGACTACGCCAACTACGTCATCGTCACCGGACAGACCGGTTCCAGGGCATCACCGGCCAATGTCGGCGACATCATGATCGGGGCGCAGGGCCGGCATGACTACATCGAACGCGACGACACCCTGGCAACCATGGACCTGATCCAAGCCGATGCCGACTACATCAGGATTCGGCACGAGCAGATCAAGCCGAGCTGGGTTGTGCAGCTACAGGCCGGCTTCTGGGGCGGGCGCAGTCACATCGATATCGGCGACACAGTCCGGGTCTTCGTGCTTCTCGGTGAGGAACGCTACGACGACACCCTGACCGTCGAGTCGATCAACGTCGCCGTCCAGTCCGATGGCACCGAAGAGGTGTCTCTGACCCTGGGTCTGCGCCGGAGCAACCCGGACCCGCGCTCCAAGGCAAGCGCACTGGCCAAGATCGTCAAACAGCTCAAGAAGAAAAAGTGAAGGGGAACCAGATGGCCGCCGATGGAGTCTATGGACACCGGGACAGGGTGCCTGCCGATGAGAAGCGCAAGGCCACAGCCGGCGCCCTCGTCGGCGGTCTGCTGGTGCTGCTGCTGACGATTGCCACGGTGATCCTGCTGGCTGTCGTCGCCGGCAACACGGGATCTATCGCCAGGGACGTGAAGACGATTCGTGACGACGCCCGGGACTGCAACACCCCCGGCGCCGCCTGCTACGACCAGCGCCGCGAGGATGCCGACCTGGAGCGCACCCGCTCCGCCCGGGTCAGCATCGCCGTCGCCCAGTGCCAGCGCACCGCCTCCGCTAACGCCACACCCTCGGACATCGAAGACTGCGTGACCAGGGCGATGGGCACCTACGCTTCACCCGAGCCCTACCCGGGGGGATAGGGCGGAATGGGCTGGCGCTCGGGGTGTCGCTCCGCCCCGAGCCCAGCCCATTCCACTAACGGTCTATCGCACGGTTCCAGCATGTGAGCCCATTTCTCACTCGATGGGGATGCCCGGTCAATTCCCCTGCGCCCGAGCCGGCATCGGCGTGAGGTGTGCGTATGGCTGACAACGGGGATCGGGTACTGGCGGATGTGCGGCAGATGGCGGACGAGTGGCACGGGCTCAACCCCGACCACCGCAAGCTCTGCGACGAAGACTGCCAGTGGATAGCCGCCTTCGTGGTCCGGAACCGCGACACCGCGCACCCCTCTCACCGCCTGCGGGGACTGGCGCAAGCCCTGTCTAGCGCAACCGCGGCGTGATATTGACATACTCCGACACGGGGCGCCCTGCCGTCTTCCCGTCCGTCGGGCGAGAAACCGTGATCTCAAACAGGTGAGAAATTACGTGGCGACACATTGCAAGATCTTCTTTGCGCTTGTGCCATTCCGCGACACGGTTGGCGCTCAATAGCCACGTCAGGTCGGCCGGCACCTGCCCGCGGTCCAACATCGCCTGCTTCTCCGCCACCTGAGCTTCCAGGCTCATCACGGCATCCCGGTACACGGCCGGTTTCACCCGGGCCGCTCTAGCTTCCGCCTCCCATTCGGCAATCTGCGTCGTCAGGTCGTCGATCTCATGATGCAGTGCGACCTGGACACGTTCGGAATTTAGGGAACCACTCACCAGCGCTACGAAGTCAGGTCGGGCAAGATATGCGGCTGTCGTCATCAACACGAAATCGTCGACGACTGTCACCCGTGCGGAGCTGACATGACCGTCGCGGGCGCTGACCCCCTTGCAGCCGATAGCGTCACAGCGGTAGGCGGTCCATGTGCGCCGGCCGAATGGAGCCGATGTGGTCAGACGGTAGCTGCAGCCGCATTTCGCCACCGTGCCCACCAGCAGGTATTTGACGCTGCGACTGCCACCCTTGCGTGGCACCTGATCGCTGCGGAACAAGGCATTGACCTGATGCCACAAGGCCGGCGACACCACCGGCTCAAAGCAGTTCTCCTTGACGATCTTGTCGCCGAGCGTGCGGTGGCCCATATAGATCCGGCGCCGTAGCATTTGCCGGATCGTCTTGTAGATCCACCGACCGTCGGGCGATGAATGTGGTGCCGGAATACCGGCGCAGTGCAGGTAGTCCATCACCGACCACTGACTGCCACCGTCGGCGACGATCTGAAAGCACTTGAGCACGACATCGGCCGGCATGTAATCGGGCTGACCAGGGATGGTCGATGGACGTGGCCTACGATCGGGGACCATGCCGACAGCCTTGCCGGTGTTCTCGTCGCGGACCTTGCGGTAACCGAACGGGGCCACGTTTGGTGGTGAACCAAGCGCCGCCGCGTATGCGATCCCTTCCCTCGTGCGCCGCGACAGAACCTCTGTCTCGTAGTTGGCGTCGATGCCCTCGTTCGCCAGATCCTTCCAGTCGCGCGGCCGGTCGATGTCATAGAGACGGTCATTGCTGATGACGTAGATCTTCACCTTGTTGGCGCGGCACAGTTTCAGGAAGCCGAGCCAGGTCTCTGCGTCGCGGTCACCGCGGGAAGACTCCCACAGAATGAGAACGTCAAGAGCCTTGGTCCGTACGAGGCGGTTCACCTCTTCCCAGTCGTCACGGTCGCCGGCTGACATGCGGCTAGCGCCGACCTTGTCGGACAGCTCGCCGATGAGGTTCCAGCCCTCTTCCTTGCCTACCTGGCGGGCCATGATGAACTGCTTATCGATGCTCGCGTCTTTGGCCATGGAGTTGCGTGCGTAGGGGACGGCTCGTAGCGCTTCGACCTGCTGTTGTGGGGGCATCTGACATCCTCTGTTTGTCCGTCGCTGGGGTTAACGACTCGCGCCCCAAAGGGGTATGTGGGGGACTCGACCTTATGCTTCCTTGAAGCCACTCGTCAACATACAGACGTTTTCCCAGGTCAGAGGCATGATCAAATAACTGCATAGAGATCAACGGAGGGGGGTTGATCATGGCCTGGACGCTTGCCGGCAACCTGAACCACCGCTCGAACTGCATCCGGGACGAGTACCCGGGGATCACTATTTTTTCCATCGGAGACCAGAGTCACCAGACCGAAGCTAGTGACCATAACCCTGATGCCCGGGGGGTTGTCCACGCCATTGACGTGATGACCCACAGCAACATTGCCCGCGGCAACGAAGTCGTCGAATGGTGCCTCGCGGACACCACCGATCTTGAGTACGTGATCTTCAACTACAAGATCTGGACCAGGTCCGGCGGTTGGCGCCGCGAGTCCTACTACGGGTCCAATCCGCACACCGACCATCCGCATATCAGCGGCAAGCACGGGAGCACCGGATGGAGCCCGAACACGGGCGCCGGATACGACGTCGCAGCGGAGGCTTACCGCGCGGCCGGAATGGGGGACGACGTGAGCGCGAGCGAGGTGTGGAACTGGGATGTCGACCCGTCAGAGAGCGGACGGTACAGCGCTTCTGGATCGCTGTGGACAACGCTGAACCGCACGGACTATCTGGCCAACAACTTCGGTCCGGCAACGACACAGACCCTATCGGCGATGAGCGCTGACATCGCCGACATCGAAACCGGCCTGAAGCAGACCAGGGCCAAGATGCTTTCGATGGAAAACCACATCCAAGACATGCGTGTTGATGTCGCTGCAACCTCACGGGGCAGCGCCGAAACCCGGATACTGCTGATCCTCATCCTGGTCATCCTCGTCGCCGGGGTCGCCGCGTTTGCCGCCTGGAGCGCCACCTCATGACTATCGCCGCCACCAACCCGCCCGGCCTATGGCAGTTGACCATCCTGCAAGGCGCTACGTGGCGGCAGGACATCGACTGGCTGGAAGACAACCTGCCGGTGGATCTCAACGGCTGGACCGCGCGGATGCAGATCCGGGCCACCCGCGGCGATGGGGTTACCGAGAAGGCGCTATACGACGAACTGCTCATTGAACTTGCCACCAGCAACGGCGCGATCATCCTCAATGCCAACAAGGTTACCGGCCGCATTAGGTTGCAGCTCACCGACGAGCAAACAGCAGACCTGCCCGCCGCCGCCGCCCGATACGACCTGGAACTGACCAGTGCCGGCGGCGAAGTCACCCGGCTGCTGATGGGCGATATGTTTATTTCGGAAGAGGTGACGCGCGGTGGGTGACACAACGATCGTCGTACGCACCGGAACTGTCGGCCCGCCCGGACCCGCCGGACCTCGCGGACCAGCAGGCCCACCCGGAAACACTTCACTCGCCGGAACTGATCCGATTGTGTGGGGTGGCGATACCCAGGTCGGTCGGATAGAGGCGAACCTGCTGGGCACCGGCGCCGATGATGCTTTCCGTGCCGGTGCCGGCCTGGACATTTGCAACCTCAGCTTCGAGCGGGCTTTCAGCACCACCTGGGGCACCGACGCCAACGAGAAATGCGATGTCTTCTTCAGCACCGCGTCGATCTACGCCAACTTTGACGTGACGCTGTCCTCGACCTGGTTGTCCGCCGCTAACGCCAGTGGGCAGATCAGGGTGCTCTACTCTTTCGGCGGCGATGCGGTAGGCAACGTCACCCTGAACAACATGAAGATCCTCGCCGGTGACCCTGCAATCCTTGCCCACTTCGCGCTGATGCCGATCCGCTGGGATGCGGTCAACAAGCGGTGGACGATCACGGTGGCGCATACGGTCACCGACACCGAACTGCTGGGCACCGCGATCAGCATCAAAGCCTTCGCGCCTTACCCGGCATATGTCGACCAGATCCGCCAGCAGATGGGGATCACCCCCGTCTACCACGACGACACCACCGTGCCGGCGCCTAACACCGACACCATCGCGTTGGGTGCAACCGATCAGATTGTCTGGGCCGGCGATACCAATCTTTACCGCGGCGGACCCAACCAGCTAAAGACGGATGACGCGTTAACGGTGGTCGGCGCCTTGACCGCACAGGCCAGTGCGACGGTCTCCGGTGGCGTGAACCTGCCCACCGGCGGCATGACCATAACCGCCAGCGGTACAACCGGCGCCGTCACCTGGGCCGGTGACACCAACATCTACCGCAGCGGCGCCAACGCCCTCGCCACCGATGACGCGCTGGCGGTCGCGGGCAACCTGAGCACCGCCGGAACCCTCACCGCCACCGGAACCCTGACCGCTGCGGGCGGCACCGTCGTCACCAGCAACGCAGCCGGCGGAACTGTGACCATCGGCGGCGACACCAACCTCTACCACGCCGGCACCGATCTACTGGCCACCGACGACACGTTCCGGACCCCGACGATCCAGCTCGGCGACAGCGGCAACACCATGGAGAAAGGCTTCCAGCAGGCTTTCACCGCCGTCGCCAACCAGCGCATCGACCTGTACTGGACGGGCAGTTTCAGCGCCGACATCGAAGTAACCATCAGCGGCACTTTCACCAGCGGCAACGCGGGTGGGTCCATCAAAGCCGTCTACTCGCTGAACGGCACAGCCGCCGGGGCCATCAACGTCAACACCATGAGAGTGCTCAACGCCTCACCGGGGATCACCGACCACTTCGCCCTCATGCCGATCTACTGGGACGCCACCAACTCACGGTGGGCGCTACCTATTGCCCACCTGCAGGCCACCGCCAACTCCATCGGCGTGGGCATCAAGTTCGTCGGTGCGCAAAACAGCTACATCAACGGCATGCGGACCTCGTTCGGCGTCTCGGCCATCTACACCTCCGCCAGCCCGGTACCGGTGCGCAACGACTGGGACCCGGGGATCATCACCGGGAAGCTGGTGGGCTACTTCTCCGCCAACGCCACCCAGAACCTCACCACCTCCGGCACCTACTACCCGATCGTTCACCAAACGACAGGCCGCGACACCTTCAGCGGTATGCAAGCCAACCGGTCATCCTTCATCCCGAAGGTGGCCGGCTGGTACGACTGCTCCGGGCAGGTGGCGTTCAACGCCAACGCGACCGGCCTGCGTCAGGTGGGTCTGAGCTTGAACGGCAGCGTGGGAACCGGTGGACTGGTGTACATGACCCCGCCGGCCAACTACTTCACGATCGTCTGCCCGTCGACACCGATCCAATGCAACGGCACCACCGACTACATCGACCTGCAGGCGTGGCAGACCTCAGGCGGCACCCTGGCCACCATCTCCACCGGCGCGGCCACCTCGATGATGCGTATCGTCTACCTGGGCACATAGTTGCAAGGGGGGCACCTTTGAGCATCGATGAGGTTGGCCTGGAGAACAGGGGCGTTGCCGAAGCCTACGAGCAGGCGTGTCGGCAGATCGGGCACTTGAGCATCCAGCGCAACATGCTCGCCGAGACGGTCAACGAACTGCAGCACCTCAACACCCAGCTCGCCGAAGCCAACATGAAACTCGCCGCCGAAGGGCGGGCCAAAGACGAACGCATCGACCTGCTAGAGCAAGAGCTGTGGGGCGCCGACGACGAACCGACACCGGTGCCGGCGAACGCGGTCACCTAGGACTTGACAGATGATTTGGTTATTCACACAGGACTTGGCTGGGAGCCAAGGGGGGAAGAAGAAACGGGAGGCACGTCCATCAGGGCGTGCCTCCCGTTTTTTGCGTTCTACCGGACCAACGGCGGAACGCGGCAATCCCCCCCCGGACCAGACACTCATCCCTAGGAGGAAAGATGAGCGCATGATCACTGTTGCTCCCGAACCTTTCGGGAGTTGACGGTGGCGGAACCCTGCAGACCGCATATGGCTGGCCATCACTGGACAGAGGGCGAAATACCGGCCCAGCCTAGTGGGGGTCCGCCTCGTGGTGCCCCGCCACCTGATTCGAGTATGCCCGTCGTCATGTCGCTAACACCGCAACACACCCTCACGAACGAGGGAACCACGACGGGGGGATCAGTCTCTCGTCGCCCGCAGGTGAGGCAGGGCGGGGCAGGCGCAGAGATGTCATCACCGACGGGCCTTCAACACTGGCGCCACCGTCGCAGGGCCAACGGCAACCGCAACGGCAGTACCGCGACAACCACCACCGACGAACAGGTGCGTGATCCACAGTCACCACCCCCTTTAGGTGATGCTACGTCTGTCCCGTTGCCGTTTCTCGATGCCATCCACAATCAGCGGCACCGTGAACGACATGATGACGAAGCCCAGGATCTGAACCCAGAGATACCAGGGGGCGGTGGAGTCTCCGACGATGAGGGCAACCCCCACCCACAGCGACAACACCGCCCCGTAAAGCTGCTTGTTCACTGCTTACTGGCCTCATCTGGCCGCAGCTCTTTCACAGCTTCGTCGATCTTCTGGTTGATCAGATCGATCATCCGGCTCTGCAGCTTGAAACGCTGCTGTGTCAGTCGGTTGATCTGAACCTGGAAGAACATGAACCCCGCGGCGGTCAGCATGAACACCACGAAGATCGACTTCAATGAGAACAACGCCTTACCTCTCCTAGAACGGCAGCCAAGGCCAGGCACCATCACGCCCGGCCTCCAGCAACGGCAGCAGGCGGAAGGTGGCATCGGTCAGCCCACCCAGCTCGATGCGGTTGGGCTCGTTGGGGATCACCGTCGGACGGTACCCGCCCAGGTTGAACCCGTACAGCGGCACCGACGCCGGCAGCGCCCGGCTCACAGTGGCGTCCATCGTCTGCATGTCGGAGATGACGATCACCCGGTTGTGGCCGTTGTAGGTTTTGGCGATAGCCGCCGCGATGTAGGTCTGGTGCCCGTCCTCACCGACTCGCTCGATGAACCGGGCAACCTCGCGGATCACCGACGCACCTGCAGGCACCCCGTGATGGAACGGGCGGATCGCACTGGCGAACCCGACCAGATCAACCTGCTCGCCCTTGGCCGCCAGCGCCACCCCGAAGATCGCGGCAGCCTTCAACGGTGTCACCTTCGACCGGGCCGACAAGCCGGTGTTGGTCATCGACGCGGAGGTGTCCACCAGGATCAGGGTGCGGCCCGGCAGTCTCGGCAGGCTAGCCAGCGACGACTGCAAAGCCTGATCCAGGGCGTGACCCCAGCGCAGCGACGGGGCCTGCTCATACGCAGACAGCCACCGGAACGGGAACATGCGCGACGTGGCCACCTGCAGCGGGTCGGCGAACCGGGCAGCAACCTGCGCGGCCACCACATCACTGACGCCGGCCTCGTCGAGGTTGCGCAGGTTACGTGCCAGGGCCATGATCCCCATCGACGGGATGATCGCCTCCCACAACTGGGCCTTGTCGACGCGCCCCTCCGCCAGGCTCAGCGCGTCTTCCCACGTCATGCCGGCGCGCTTGAGCTTGTCAGCATCCAGCAGTACCGGCGCGAAGACCGCGGCATCGACACGCAGCTTCGCGTTGGCGTGCAGCACCTGCAGCGCGTGGTGGATCTCGTTGCCGCGGTTGTGGCGCCGCTCGATCGCGTGCCGGAACAGGTGCGTCTGCCACCGGTGCTGCCAGTCCAGGATCGGCTTCGGGTGGGTCAGCTCGATGACATCACCGAAGCGGAACCCGTGACTAGCGGTGTCGTACTTCAGCAGGGCGCGCTCGTTGTACAGCCGCAACGCAGCATCGGCGACACCACGCTTGACGGGCATCGGCAGCTTGCGCCCGTAGCGGGAAGTCCAGTACGCCAACGCCTCGCCGGGCTCGTCGGCGCGCTGCAGCACTGCGGAGACGATGCGCCGGGCACCGGGGACCTTCGCCGCGACCATCGCCCGTGCCGCTTCCAGCGCGCCCACCATCGATGCGGTGCGGATGTTGGCATCCTTGCGCAGCCAGGTCAGGAAGTCCCGGGTCCAGTGCGGATCATCGACAGCAACCTGACGGACCAGACCGCGGAAGCGGGCGTCACGCTGATCAGACGATTCGTAGAAGGTGTCCTCGCCGACCATGTTCACTACGGCCAGCAGGAACAGCTCAGATTTGGTGTCCCGGGGGTGAGCGGGAGCGCCTTCATGGGTGAAGATCGACAGGTCATCGGAGGAATGGATCGGACCTGAGCCGATCGCCGCGGAGACCGTGCTGGAGTTGAACTTGCTCACTGGACTACCCCCGGAAAAAGTAAGACGAGGGTGCCCGAGAACGAGTCGGTTGTGGTGACGTAAGCGCTCTGGCTGCTGAGCTACGGCAAGCATGTGGGCCTGCCGGCGGGATTTGCACCCGCGACCTCTCCTTCCCAAAAGGAAGTAACCACGACCTGCGCAACGGGCACCCTCGCGGGCGATGTTGTGAGGATGCCCGAGAACAGGTTGGCCGCGGTCTGCAGGGCTCGAACCTGCATGAACTTAGTCGAAGTAACCGCCGCCGTCGCAACGAGCATCTTTGCTGCTGACGTGGGGGTGCCCGAGAACAAGTCGGTTGCGGTCGGTGAATCTCATTGCTCTGCCATTGAGCTTGACCGGCCATCGCTGTCCGGCCACAGGACTCGAACCTGTAACCACATGAAGTAACCGCCACCTTCGCAACGGGCACCCTGCACGTCTGGAGTTGTCAACACGTCCCCCGAGCACGGGTCGCTGTTCGGCGTCTGTTCATTAGAAGTGAAGTAGCCGCACAGCTTCGCAACGGGCGACGCGCGAACAGGAACGTAGCACGCGCCCCCGACGGTCCGCACGCGGGTTTCACGAACGGGGGATCAGCGCCGGTACCCGGAGCATCCCCAGTGGATCTCGACCGCGAGCGCGTCGAACCACTCGCCGGCCTCCGCTGCCTTCTGCGCCTTCTCGTCGGCGCCGGGTCCTAGCGGTACCCGGGCCACCAGCTCGCCTTTGATGATCGGCTGCTCGCACAGCAGGCACAGATCGTCGGTCTGCTCGTCGGCGCCATGGATTTTGATCTTCGTCATCTTGCCCACATGGCGGGTGTGACGGACCGGGAACAGTCGGGTCATGACGTACATCTTTGTGCGACATGCATGTGGCAAACCTCTCGCGGAAAGTTGGCACCCCTAACGGGTGGGAACCCCGGGCCACGGTGCGCAGCAGGTGTGCCCGTCGGACAGGCTATGGGCCGTTTTGTCAAGTTTTTCCGGGAAGTAACCATGATGTTCCTCCGTCCGGTCGTAGGTTCTGCACATAAGCCGCCAAGCGGACACCGCTGGCTCTGGCTTATACCACACCGAGGGGCGGGGGATCTATGTCAACAGTTGTGGAAGTGGCGCACCGGCTAGGTATCAGCACGCACACCATCTACCGGTACGTCCACGAAGGTCTGCTCGAAGGCCGCAGTATCACCGGCTCCAAGGCCATGGACATCGACGACGAGAGCGTGGACCGCCTACTCGGCGGGGATGTGGCCGGCGGTGACCGTCTCGTCAGCGTCGAACAGGCCGCACGGACGCTGAAGCTGAGCCGCAAGAGCGTACGGAACATGATCCGCCGCGGTGAACTGGTCGGCAAAAAGTTCGGCGAGGGCAACGGCGCGCTGCGGGTCACGCTCTCCAGCGTCCAGGCACTCGACGCACGGGTCCGCGCCACGGTCGAAGCCGTGGTCGCCGCATGAGCATTCAGCGACGCAACCACGGACGCGGGCACTCGTACGTCATCGACGGCGTCAAAGCCGATGGGGTCACCACACTCATCAGCGAAGGGCTGCCCAAGCCGGCACTGATCGGGTGGGCCGCCGGGGTGGTCGCCGAGTACATCGCCGACAGCCAGCGCTCCACCATCGATGACCTGTACCGCATGGGCCGCGACGGGATGATCACAGCCCTGAAAGGACTACCCGCTTCTCGACGGGGGGAAGCGGCGGTCAAGGGCACCAAGGTTCACGGGTTCGCTGAACGGCTCGGCCGCGGTGAAGAGGTCGCGGTGCCGGAGGAGCTGTACGGCCACGTCCGGTCGGCGATTTCATTCCTCGACGACTGGGACGTGAAGCCGATTCTGGTTGAGCGTGTCGTCGCCAGCCGGCAGTACGGGTACTGCGGCACGCTGGACATGGTTGCCGACGTGATGGGCAAGCGGGCCATCGTCGACTACAAAACCGGTGCCAGCGGCATCTGGCCCGATGCGGCGCTGCAGCTCAGTGCCTACCGCCATGCCGACTGCTACCTCGCCGATGGTGTCGAAATCCCGATGTCCGAAGTCGGCATCGAGATCGGCTACGGCGTGCACCTGCGCTCCGACGGCTACGACCTGTATGAGGTGCAGTGCGACAAGCCGGTGTTCGGCTGCTTCCTGGCCGTACGCCACACCGCCCGCAACTACACCCGCAACGGGCGCACCTGGATCAGCGAGCCGCAGTTCCGCACCGCGGCGGTGGCGGCATGAGCGAGCTGGTGATCCCGGTACAACGCCGGCAAGCTGACGACCTGATCGCCTGGGCGGAGGCGGCGCGCGAAGTTCACATCGTAGCCAAGATGATCACGACAACGGAGTTCGTACCCAAGGCGCTACGCGGACGACCCGACGCCATATCCGCCGCGATCCTCACCGGACGCGAAATCGGCCTGTCGCCCATGGTGTCCCTGGCGGCTATCGACATCATCGAAGGCAAGCCCGGGCTCAACGCGATGGCCCTGCGCGGGCTCGTGCAATCCCACGGCCACGCCATCGAAGTTGTCGAAGCCAACGACACCCGGGCAACGGTGCGGGGCCGGCGCAAAGACTCCGGGCACTGGGAAACCTCCGAGTGGACTATGGACCGCGCACGCAAAGCGGGGCTGGCGGAAAAGCCCACCTGGAAGCGTAATACCAGGCAGATGCTCATCGCCCGCGCCACAGCGGAAGTGTGCCGACTGATCGCCGCTGACTCGATCATCGGACTTGCCTACAGCCAGGAGGAACTGGCCGACGGCGGGGACGTGCAGGAAGTCGATGAGGTGGAAACCGAACCGGCACCGAAGCTGCGGGTCATGAAAAGGGCGGCACCGAAGGCGGAGCCTGTACCGGAACCCGACCCGCCCTTCGAGCCGGAGCCGCAGCGGGAGATCAGCGCACAGGCTGAACCCGAACCGGAGCCGGCGGTGGTGCCGGCGCCACGCACCGGGACTGAAGTGGATGGCTGGCCGGTGGTGACCGAGCTGGGTAACGGGGCGATCCCCGGTGACCCCGGGGGTGTCGATGATCCCGACGCCGAGAAGATCGCCACCCAGCAGCAGCGCAACGTGCTCCACCACGCGCTGGGGCAACTGGGCAAGATCCAGGACAAGCTGAAATTTGTTCGGGAAACGACGGGTCGGTACACCATCAAGACCACCGCCGACATGAACCGGGAGGAAGCCAAACGCTGCATCGAGAAGGCGCAGCAGCTCATCCGCGAGCAGGAGGCGGAGAAAGAGGCCGGGTCATGAGCAACGCCTGGGGCAAGAAACCCTGCCAGCGGTGCCAGAAGCCCAAAGGCCCCAAGTACACGACCCGCAAGTTCTGCTACCGGTGCGCCAACATCGTCGCCAAAGAGAACAGCGACCGGGCACACCGCGGGATTGTTGCCAGGGTCTACGGCATCGGACGCGACGACTACGACCTGCTGTACGAGTACCAGGGCCGTCGGTGCGCTCTATGTCAGCGGGCCACCGGCATCACCCGGCGGCTGTGTGTCGACCACGACCATGTCACCGGCGCCGTGCGGGGCCTGCTGTGCCGGCCCTGCAACCAGATGCTCGGACATGGACGTGACGATCCGGCGTTCTTCACCCGCGCCTACGACTACCTGATGATGTCGCCGGCACGCGCAGCGGGGCTAACCAACACATGACCGACGAACAGCTCCCGCTGTTCCCGGAACCTCCGCGGACGGGCCTGCCCCGTCCGCGGGGGGTACCCCGGGACAACGGCACGGTCACCTACACCTCCTACCGCTGGACGGTGCCCCGCTTCTGCGACGACTGCGTAGCGGAGGTGCGCGCCAAAGGGTGGACCAAGGCGCCCCGCATCCAGCACGCCCGGTGGCGCCGACAAGCCGGGCCACCGCCGCAGAAAGTCCTGTGCACCGCCCACAAACAAGCCAGAGAGATTACGGAGAGTAAGCAGTGACGCAGCAGATCTGCGACGCCGACTGCGGATGCCGGTGCTCGACATGCCATCCGTACGACCCGGCGCTGGTGGGCAACGACCCCCGGCGGGTCTACCCCTGCGGTCGGTGCCTACTGGCGATGCCGCCCGGACTGCGCAAAAGGTGGAAGGTCGCGTTCCGCGATCGGATCATCCGGCCCCGTGAACACGCCGAGACGGTGATCGCCGTACTGCTGTGGGCGCGCGAAAGAACGGTCCGCTGATTCACCCGAAAGAGACCGGCACGGATCGACGTTCATGACGGGCAGGAATCCACTGCCCTCACTGGAGACTTCGGGGGTAGATAGATATGACTGAACACAGCAGGCACCCCAACCGCGGGCCCTGGGTCCGCCTTCAATGCAACTACCGCGACGACCCAGCGATCGCCAGTGTGGGTCCGCTGACCGAGCTGATATTCCTGCGCATGATTGCCTTATGCGGAATCCATCGACCGCACGGAATCCTACATGCGCGCTTCGTGCGCGCCTCGTGCTCAGACGTGAGAGGACTCGCGCAGAAATTAACGGACCTTGAGGACGCCGGACTGATCCGCTACATGCCGGAAACTCAGCAGTGGCTGATCGTCAACTGGTCCAAGTACAACATGAACACCGACGGCGTTTCCGCAGGTAACAAGTCATATGATCTTCCCGAAGACCAGCGCCGGTCATCGAAGCGAAACGATGCACAGGCCTCGCATACGCGAGCGCGCGTGAGCGTCCAAGGCGCACCGCCCCCCGTACGTTCGCGTGATAACGATACGAGTAAAGCTCTGCTCAAAGAGCAGAGCAGAGCTTTACAAGAACTTCCGCGCGTCGCGCCCCCGACCCCGTCCCCGCCCCCGCCTGGCGGCGGCGCCGCGGAGGCGGGGGCGGGGACGGGGTCGCTTGGGCGCGAAAGTGAAGATCAAGAGCCAGAACCGCCGCCGCCGATGACCCAGGCGCAACGCAACCCGCGGCTCGCCGGTGTCGACGGAGCTGACGAAATCGTCCCGGACTGGCGGGACCTGGCCAACCGCCAGGTGGCATCCCCCGAGCGGGTATCGGAGATCTTGGCTGGAGTCCGCGAAATGCTCGGGCAGCGCAACGCGAAGCGCCGCGAGCAGGAGCGGGAAAACCTCAGCGAAGAGACCTTCGAGACCCGGCGCCAGGGGTACCTACGGGCGCTCGAAGCCGCCTACCCCGAAATCCGTCAGAGCCAAAATGGGGAGATCCACTGATGAACCCTGTATGCGTCCTAGGTCCCGGCTGTTTCTCGCGCCAGCGGGGAAATGAGACCGGTTTGCGGGGGTATGTGGATAAGGTCCGGCTTTGTCTGGGGTGCCGGGAGGCGGTCGGGGCGCAGGTCCGGGCACTGCCGCGGGACTATGTCGATCTTACTCTGCGCGCCCGCGTGCATGCACACGCGCGCAACGACGACCTCGTGCAGCCCGCCAGCGTATTGACCTACGTCCCTCTCGATGAGGGTTGTGAGGCCGCCGCCCGCGACATCTTCTGGGTGCTCACCTGCTGGGACCCGGTGGTGCGGGAGCGGGCGGAATTAGCGGAGATCGATTACTCGGGGATGCGGGAAGGGCATGTGGTACAGCGTATTGCCCGCGTGATAGCACACTGCCTGGAGCCGTTGGCGACCACCCCCCCGACATGGGGCTACTTCGATGGCATCGACGCCGGACCGGTGGAGCGCGACGGAGTGTACGCCATCGGGCAGTTGTGTCGCTGCCATCGGCGGGCCATGGGGATGCTCGGGCTTACCGATCCGGTGATCCGGTTACCCGGTCCGTGCCCGGAGTGTGGCGACGCAGCCCTGCAGCGCCGGGAGGAAGGGCATTGGGTCACCTGCCGCACCTGTGGCTATCGGGTTGCATATCAGGAGTACCCGGCGATGATGCTCAAATCTCTAGCAGGTGTCGATGGGTAGGGCACCCGGGCCGCTGGTACCGTCACAGCACAACCGTGCCCGACCAGTTACTCTGCGTAACCGTCGCCGGAAGCAGGGAATCGATGACGCCACTATCGCCGCCGCCACCGACCTGGCCCGACGCACCGGGGCCACCGGATTCCACGTCTGGCAGGACACCGACGGCTGGGGTGCGCAGGTCACCTGGCCCGCCGGCAGCTTCACCGTGCAAGGCCTGGACACCAGCACCGATGCGGCCCTGGCACTCACCTTGAGGATGATCTACAAGGGCAGATGCCGCTGCGGGCAGGTCGCGTCCATCGCCGATCGCGGCGCGCGTCGTTGCACCTGGGAGATGACCAACGGGCGATGGGAGCCATCATGCCTGCCGGAGGGCAAGCCACGGGGACGCGACCTGACCATCGCCGGAACCGGGGGACACGACACATGAGCTTCTGGGGCAACGTGCTGGCCTGGATACAGACACCCGCACCAGACACCCGCCAGAGTATGCGGCTCTACGGCGGGCCGGCTGACGGCGCCGAACACCTGATCACCATCGAACCCGGGACCAAAGCGCTCTGCCTGCCGTTGCACCTGGGCAAAGACGGGCCGGCCACCTACCACCGCTACATCGTGCCCGACGATGCGCACGGGCTGCTCTACGCCGGACGCTGCCAGCAGATCATCCACCCCCACCCGGAGGAACAGTGAGCTTGCATCGTGATCACGAAGGCGACTACAACACCGGCAACGGTGGTTACGTGTGCATCCGTGGGCTACCCGAAGTGCGCCTGACCACCGGCGGACCCTGGCCCGGTGTGGTCTGCCTCTATGCCGGCTATGACGTGGACGGGGAAGTGGTCGAGTTGTCCGTCCATGTTGCCAAGGAGATCATCGTGCGGTTGCAGAAGGCGGTCGAGGAAGCGGAGAGGGTGCACCCGTGAACGACAACCAACGCGTGGCTATCGCCGCCGCTATCGGCACCGTCGCTGTTGCCGGACTGTACGCCGGGATACAACACTGGCGGGCCAAGTGGATGGCCGTGCATGTACGTGCCCTGGAAGCGGAAAGCAAAAGCCTACGCGAACGGCTGGGACGGGAACGGTACTGCCTGAACCTGCTCCAAAGCGGTGGCGACGTAGACACCATCGCCCTGAGTAAAGCCCGTCGAATCTGGGATGCCATGGACCCCGACCTGCGTGCTGTCATCATCCGCCAGCAGGAACACCAGACAACGGAGGAACTGTGACCGAGCACACGACTATCCACGTCGACGAGAATGTTGTATGTGCGCCGACCGTGACCACCAAGATGGTTATCGAATACGACGATGCTCTGCTGGAGATGAACATACGTCTGCCCGCCTACCTGGGTAACGATACGATGGCCGACATCCGCGGGCACCTGCAGAAGGTGGCGGATCTCGTGTGGGGTAAAGGCCGGTGACCGCTGACATCATCGACGCGTTCATACAACGCCACGCCAAAGACAGCACCAATACAAAAGAGATCCGCAGTCTCCTGCGCCAATACGAAACCAACGTCATCGAACGCACCGACGCCGGGCTGCAGAGCATCTACCACGACCCGGGGCTGGACACCGACCACCTCGCCGAGTTCATCGGGTGGTTGGAGAAAACCTACATCGAAGCCGACGCCGTTGAACTGTTCGGCTACCTGTTGGAGCAGTACCAGGTGCCGCTGGGACCGTCGCCTCACAACGGCAAGCTCAGCCGGTTCGGCAGATACCTGGGCCGGTACCTGATAGCCCTCGGCGTCGCCCGCGGAATGCGCAACCTCGCGCCCATCTACGCCCGCAAACTTGCCGCCAGGCGAGGATGGAAACCCGGCGGCGCCGAACAGGACAGATACGACTACATCACCACCAGCAACCTTTACACCGATGCCGTCGCCTACGTCTCCAGCGTCATCGACGGGGACGACGAAGCCGCCCGCAAGATACTCGGCGGGGGGGCGCAGATGGCCCTCATGATCGGACGCATCGGGCAACTACTACAGGGAACGGGGGGAGTATGAGCACCGCCATCGAAGACAAGCTGTCGCTGCGCTCCGGCGCCAAAGGCAAAATCACGCTGCACCTGAGGGGGGAACCCATGGGGGTATGGATGCTGCCCGACATGAACCGGGCGCTGCCTGGCATCGGCGACACCCTGGAATGGAAGGAACGTAATTACACGATTGTCGGGCGGCACTGGAAGTCCCCGTCGGTGATCGTGCTGCACATCAAGCCGGGTCTTCCGCTGATATGACCATGACCATGACCCTGACGTCGGCACAGAAGGAAGCCCTCGGGACTGTCATAGTCGCCGCCAACAAGTATGTCGAAGAGATCGCGCGTACGGACACGCTGCAAGCCACCCGGATCTTCGCCGCCTCCTGCCTCCTGCTGGCGCTGGACCCGCACGACCCGCCGGAGCTGGTGAAGAAACGAAAGCCGCGCAAGCCATGAGCTGGCCCTTCCCGGGCGACTCACCGGAGGCCCGACTGCGGACGTTGGTGCACGCGTACCGGGCGGTTGCTGTCATCGATGACGCTCTTACCCGGGCGGCTCTGCTGGCAGCAACCGATGAGATGGCGTGCCGGTTCGGGGAATCGTGGGCCACCGAACACCGGCAGGTCCATCATGTTGACCAGCTATTGACCACAGCGGAAGCCGCCGCACAACTGGGGATCAAACCCAAGTCCGCCGCCCAGGTGATCCGACGGCACGGCATCACCAAAATTGGCAGACAATACCGGGCGGGTGACATCCTCGAACTAGCTGCCCGGATACATGGACGTGCGAAAAAGCCTCAGATAGCATGATCGCCAATGGCAAAAGACTGTCTTAGATCCCGCCCCATCCCCGCCCTAGGCTTGGTGGTGCGCCGATGCCCACCCGAACCCCCCGCCGGTGCGCGGCGCCGGGCTGCGGCGCCCACTCCACCAGCCCCCGCGGACGATGCCCCAAACACCTGCGCAAACAACCCAGCGCCGTCGCAGCAGAATACGACGACCACTGGGCACGACGGGTCCGGCTGCCCTACCTGGTCGCCAACCCCGCCTGCGTGCTGTGCGGGCGCCTCGCCACCGTCGCCGACCACTGGCCCGACAGCCGGGTGCAGCTCATCGGATCACGGGTACCCGACCCCGACGCCTGGCACCGGCTACGCCCACTGTGCGTCCCCTGCCACGGGCGCGAGACATTGAAGCACCAACCCTCAGCCTGGCAGTACCGCTGACCCTTGACGGAGGCACCGACATGGCCACCACCACCATCAACACGCGGCCCCAGGCTGTCAACCTCAGCCTGTACGCCGGTGACGACGTATCTATCGACGTGACCGTACTCAACAACGACGGCACCCCCGCGAACCTCACCGGCGCCACCGCCGAAAGCCAGATCCGGGCCACCGCCGACGCTGTCACCTCCGTCGACTTCGCCACCACTGTCGTCGGCAACGTCGTCACCCTCGCGCTGACCAACGTGCAGAGCGCCACCCTGCCCACCACCGGAGTGTGGGACCTGCAGATCACCGACGCCGGTGGGAAGATCACCACCATCGCCGGAGGCCGCATCGACGTAGCGGCAGGGGTGACCCAATGATCACCGCCACCAGCAGCGCGCCATACAAACTCGGTGTCGCCATCGCCCGGCCCCAGTACCGGGCCGGCACGGTCACCGCCACCGTGCTGGGCGCCAGTACCCGCAAGGCGCGCTAGGCGTCGCGCCGGCCCATCACGTACAGGCGCCGGCACACCTCGTCCACCGCCCAACCGAGACGGTCCCTGTCCGCGTCAGACCACGCCGGGTCCTCATCCTCAAACAGGCCACCGGTGCCGCTTGCCGCTAAGGTGTGCGCCATCACGGTGTGGGCCACGATCCGCAGGGCTTCACGCTTGTTCAAGAGTCCTCCACTTGCTTGATTAGGGCGCGGACGCCCGCGGCCTGGGAAGCCCATGCCGCCTGATTCTCCAGCGGAAATTCTTCGGCTAGGTCGTCGAACTGCTCGGCCAGTAATTTCAGTCCGGCCACGATGTAGCCCCGGTCGCTGGCGTCGAACGTCTTCATCGCTTGCTGCTTTTCGCCGGTGCCTGCTCGCGGCGCTGCGCATCTTCTGCCGCCTCTTCCTGCCGCCGCTTCTGGATGTGGTCCCGTATCGCGTCGTCCACCACCGTCAACTCCGCAGGGTCGAGAAGGATTTCAGCAGCCCGCCGCATTCCGGTGTACTGCTCCACCCAGCGGTCGGTCGTCGCCCGCTGGCGCATGTTCCCGGCTCGGTCGGCGCTGCGGTGCAACCCGTCTAGCACCCGGCGAAAGTCGGTGATGAGCATGTCCAGCCGTGCCATATCGACGCTCACTGCTTGGCCTTCGCGTCTTCTGCCGCCTCTTCCAGCAGCTCGCGGATGTTACGCATCGTGTCCTGCATGGCGCCTAGCATCGCCTGATTCGCCTGCATCGCCGTCGCCTGCTTAGCCGCTACCGCAACCAGTGTGTTGATCGCCTCAATAAGCTCGTGCATCGCTATCGCTCCCTGTTGTTGTTGTCCACTGATACGCACCGCCGCCACCGCAGCGGCACGGGGTCTACGACCGAACATCCTCACCCTCACCCTCACCCTCCGCCTGCGCCTGCGCCAACGCCCGCGCCCGCACCTTCGCCCGTGCGCGGGGAACATTGAGCACATTGAACGTGTCGATCGTTGAGGGCAGCCACGCCGGGCGACCATCATCGAAATCCGCCGGCGGACGTGCCGGTGATGTTGTTCCCATGTTCCCCCAGGTGTGCAACGCATAGCCCGCACGCTGCGCCGCCTCCGGCGAACGCAGCAGCGGCTCTGTCACATCCGCCAAACCACACAGCTTGCACGTACTGTCGGAATCCCATGCGGGAAACACGATCCGAGACAGCGCACACTCCGTGCGGTCCGGACCCGTCAGATGCGGACGCACCATCGCCAACGTGTTCACGCGTCATCATCCCTACGCGCCAAGATGTCGACGAGGTCGGCACTGCGGATCTCGCCGACCAGCCACCACGACCGCCACGCCGCCGACACCAGCGGCCAATCTTTATCCGCCGCATGACACTGCGCCACTACATCGGCGTACACTTTGGCGAACGGGTAGATGTGCCCCGGGTCGCGCTGCGCGGCCAACTGATCTTCCAGCGGCACACCCTTTGCGTCCTGCCAGCCGGTGCCCCAGCCGTCCACATAGGCAACCGCCCGGGCCTCCGCCATCGCACGCACCATCCGGATATCGCTGTTCTCGTTCATCGCCTTGCGTTCCTCTCTTCCAGCTCCCATGGGATGTAACTAGGTTCGTCGTCCGCTAGAAACGACTGCTCACACGCGTCGCACACGAAGCGGCACGGGCCATGCGGTCCGTACGGATTGCACACCTCACGCACCAGCGCATCAGGGTCGACCGGGCAGTCCTCATGCGCCAGCCCGTAACCAAAGATGCCGACCGACTCATCTGGCGGGTCATACGACCAGCCGTGAGGGGCGCCACCGGGGTCACACATCGGTGACCACCTGACTGCCATCCTCCGCATACTGTTCGGCGTAGTCCGTGTGACCGTGTGACCTCAGCTCCGCGTACACGTCGTCGGGTTCGCCGATGATCCACGGGCCGATGGTCGTGCCTTGAAACTTGTCCGGGCGGGCGTCGGGGTGATCGAAGACCTCGACCGCAATGGCATTGCGGCCCTCCAGCGCCATACCGTGCACCAGGATTTCAACGTAACCCGCGTCGATATGGGTCCGGTACCAGCGAAAGCTCATCGGTCCCACACCTGCGCGAACGGGCGCGGTGCCCTGTGCATATCCCGCTCGACGATGGTCGTGGTCATGGGGGGATTCCTCTCTAGTCAGTCGGTGGTCAGAAGGGGCTAACGTTCCACTGCCAATCGCCAGCGGTGACCAGATGCGCCCCATCCCAGTGCAGCGCGATCGGCTTGGGGCCGCCGTATTTCGCCAGCCGGTCACCACAGCGCTGGCAGCACAAAGCCGGGCCGATCACACCACAGTTGATAGCATGTGTGGCCAGTTCGTTACAGCCCGCAAAGGCGCGGCACGGAAGCGGCGGTAGTGTCGTGTTCACTTCTCCTCCGTCCAAGCGTCGAACCAGGGGCCCAGGCGCCGCGTCCGGGCCTTAGCCGACGAATTGGTTGCCGTGCTTGAGCTGGTCTCCGGGTTGCTGCAGTGTGCCTGTGCTTCCTCCAGCGACAAGCCGCGCTTAATGGTCCGCGTCGGGTACTCGTCGTTGAAGTACATGCGGATCACCTTGTATGTGGTCATGGGGGGGTACCTTTCTAGGGTCGGAATGTCAGGCCTCGTCGGCTGTCAAGCCGAGCGCGTATGAGTAATAGGGCTCGACGTAAACGCCCCGGGGGAAGTTGATTGCGGGGAAGGTCGCCGCCTCACGTGCCCTCTCGGGAGTGAGGTTAAATTCGCTCATCTGCGCCAGTACCTCAGGGTCGATACCGCCGTCGCTCGCGCGGTACGCCCACTCATACGGGCCCTCTTCCCATGAGATCAGCCAGCATTCCCTGTCTTCGTCCGGCGGGAAGAGCTTCGGCCCTTCGGCACCGATGTAATAGAGCTGGTAGTGCTTGCGTACCGCAGCAAGCGCCGCCTCAGCCCGTGCGCGGGTCAGCTGCTTGGTCATGCGTACGTCACCGCCCCGAACAGGGCGCACTCGAGAATTGCCAGGGCGTCGATCACATCAAGGTCGCCCGCATCGCACTCGCGGTACGCCTGCATGATGCGGCGCTGATTACTCGGCGACAGGTACAGGCGCTGTCCGGTCTTGACGTTATGCAGCACGTCGGGCTGGCACTCGTCGTCGCCCACCGCTCGCCGCAGCACGGCGGACCGGATCACACCGAAGCCCTTGGCGATCAAGTCCGCATCGACCATGTGTCTGTTGGCTTTGTCGTCCTCGACCTCAATTACCGCCCGTCCCTTGGTGCTGTCATAAGCGCACACCTCGAACCAGGGGCCGTAGCCGTAGTTCTCGATCGCGGTAACCACGACATCGGTCAGAAACTCCATACGCTCTGCGGTGCGAATCATTGCTCAGCTCCTCGTTGGTGTCGGGCGTCGTGGCGGTCATAGTCCAGGTCCGCCAGCTGCCAGTCGTTGCCGGTGCGCAACGGACCGCGCCAGTTGCACGCGTCGCACACCACCCGCTGACGCATCGGCCCGTCAGGTTCGAACCATCGGGTTATCCGTGTCGTCGCAGGCCCGTCGTCGTCGTCGTTCATGCCTCCGACCCCGCGGTGTAGCTTTCACGGTCGGGTGTCGTGACCGGCACCGCCCGCACCTTGTCGCACATCGTCCAACGTCCCCGCAGCGCGCGGGCGTAATCGATTGCCTCGGACTCCGACTCGAAGCGCAAGGCGTTCGACGCCCAATGCGTCTCGCCGAACGCTAGAAACTCAGCCCGCCATGTACCGTTCGTGTTCATCTCGCTCCCCATCTCTTAGTTGGTGCGCCCATTGCGGGCGACGATCCAGGTAGTTGCTTGCATAACCGCGGGGGTAACCCCGGCGCGTTTCGCTGCCAGCCGGTACGCGTGTGCGACCGCCTCATACGCACCCTGCCGCCGCAGCGCACTATCGTCGAAGTCTCGGCAACCCATGGCGATCCGCATCGCCCACACATCGACCGTGACTGTGGACTCGTCGCCGAGAATGTTGCGCGCAAACGCCCTCGCCTTAGGTGCGCGCGGGCTGAAGGTGTCAAGCGGGTTCGGGGCTGCGAGCGCACGGCCAGCGTTCTCCCGATTCTTGCTCAGGCAATATGGGGCGGTGCCGCCAGCCAGGATCTCCCGCGCACCCTGGATATTGCGCTGCCAGGACGTACGCGGGCTCAGGTGCGCGACCACCGCCGCTACCGTCGGGGCTGGCAGACCGTACGCACCCGCCAGCTGGTTAACCAGGTTGTCCGCCGACGGGTACCAGCTGGCACCCTGTGCGCGTACCTCCGGTGTCGCCCGATTCCAATGGTCCATGATGTTGTCGACCGCCCGGCGCATCGTTACGCCCATCGTCGATCGCAACCGTACGCCCGGTGCTGCCGTTGCTGTGGTCACCGCACACCCGCCATCGGCCACACGCCTGCCGCTACCGCCGCCGCCGTGACCCGATCCGCGTACTCGTCGCCGATCACCTGGGCACGGGTACACCGCGACCCTGACCCGTTGGAGAACGTCGGGCAGAACGCGCCCGGCGCCGCATAGTAGTCAACGACCCAGTGTTGTTCGGTTGCGTAGCGCGAGACGCCGAACGTGTGGCCACGGTAGGACACCCATCCGGATACGAACGACGCACTATCACTGAAGTCCCGTTCAACCTTGAACCCGTCCGCCTTGAACGGTTGCGCGTCCCGGGCCACGAGATCGGCCGCCTTCTTACGGGTGTCGCAACCGAATCGGCCACCTAGCTGCACGCCATCGGCGTTGACCGGATACCAGACTGCGGATTCTGTGTAGGCGAACCCGCGTTGCTCCATGCGCTTCTCGACCCGGCCGACCGTCTTACCGTCGACCGTGACCGTACCGTCGCGCGTCACCTTGACATCGGTTGCCATTACGCCACCTTGACCGATCCGTTAGCCGTGCGGGTTACCGTGGCGTACCAGCGGCGGGACGTGAACGGGTCCGGACCGACAACCGACAGTGTCGCGCCAGCCGGAATCTCCTCGGCCGTACCTTCAAAGGCCGGACCGAGCATGGACGTACCCTCAAAGCGGATCGCCGTAGGGTCCGCCTTAAGGGCGTCTTTCAAGGCCTTCTTACTCTGCGGCCGAGACCCGTCACGGGTCCATGCGCCGACGTTGATATAGGACACGATGTTGCTCCTTGCGGTAGGGGGATGTTGCGTTACTTGCTTAAGAACGTGAACAGACACTCGGAACAGAACAGGATCGATCCGGCGGGTTCGCTTCGGTCCCGTACTATGCGGACGAGCGCGTACTCAGACTTGGCGATCCAGTCGGCACAGTCGGCACATAGGATTACGCGGGTACCCTCGAACAGGTCGGTTAGGACGTAACCCAGGGTGTCGGTCATGTTGCGATCCCCTTTACAGGTGAGTAATGCCGGTCCAACTACGGGCTGTCCGTACGCCTCGACTAAGGGCCGGACTAGCGGCGCCCTTAATGTTGACCCTGGTGAACATGTTGCGATCGAGCCAAGTACGTGGCGGGTTAGCCCACAGGCCGCCCGCGGGTACCCCGACGGTCGTGCCGTCGGGCAGCCGATAGCCGGCGTACTGCACGCTCAGCCCGTAGGCGCCGCGTGCAAATACCAGGGTGGAGCGCCGAGCGCACGGTCAGATAGTGCGGACCGCCCCTTACACGCGGGGGCCGGGCTCGGGTAGTTCGTCGTGCTGTTGTCTGGAGCAAACCTAACGGGGTCGACTACCCGTCCGCGTCGGCCGTTTGGTCAGCGGTTGCTAGCCGGTTGGCCTCGCGCGCGTAAGGGGTCGTCCTGGCGTTGCTCATGCACCAAGTCTACAGGGTGCGCTCCCCGTATACATCAGCCGTTCGGTCAGCATTGGGTACCCAAATGGACTACAGGGCGGTCTGTAGCTAGATGACATCGGACAGTTACATAGACGCGCGACTATGCGAT